CTGCATAATGCAAAGCTGACCAAATAGGAGCAAGTATGAGCAAGAAATATGTATGGGATTTAGAAGCTAACGGCCTGTTAAAAGGCAATAAGCTAAGTGAAGCAGCAAATAAGATATGGATGATTGTCGCTACAGATCTTGAGACAAAGGAGACATTCGTCTTCTGTGATCACACTGAGGACAAGACTGCCAAGCCTTTGCTGGACTTTAAGATATTGTTTGATGATGCGAAGGAGCTTATCGGACACAACATTATCAACTATGACTTCCCTGTACTGAGAAAGATCCTCGGATGGGAGCCTAACAAAAAGACAGTAATCAGAGATACCCTCTTGATGTCACAGATGTTAGACTACATGCGATTTGGCGGGAGACACAGCCTCGAGTTATGGGGTAATCACCTTGGAGTTCAAAAGCCTGTTCACGAGGATTGGCTTAACTTCAGTGAGGATATGGTTCACCGTTGTAAAGAAGATGTCAAGATCAACGAGAAGGTATACAGGCTACTTGCGAGAGAGCTTACTAATTACCTGAAGGCGAGCAAGACACCTCAGTATATGAAGACTAGTCTACGTGTTGAGCATAGGATAGCTGAGTTTCAAGCACAAGCCTCCCGTACCGGTTGGGTGTTTGATATGAAGCGAGCCTTAGAGCTTGAAGCAGAGATGATCAAGGAGCTAGAGGATACTAGGGCAGAGATTGAGCCTAGGATGCCTATGCGCTTGAAGATCTTAGACAAGGAGGGTTCTAAGAGTGAGTTCAAGGTTCCTGAGTATAAGAAGAACGGTGACTACTACGCGAGTACAGTTGCTCACTTCCAAGCCGAAGGATCACACATCATTAACGCTGATGAGGCTAAGACTACCAGACCTCTAGACGGCCCTTTCTGCCGTGTTAGATACTTGGAAGCAGACTTGGGCTCGATTGACTATCTTAAGACGTACTTGTACGGTCTTGGATGGGAACCTCTTGACTGGAACTGGGAGAAGAAGGATGGTAAGTTTGTCAAGAAGTCTGCAAAGCTCTGTCCTGAATCACTAAGGGCATTAGGGCCAGAAGGCGCTAGGATTGATGACTTCACTACCACGCGCTCTAGACTCGGTATTCTCCGTGGTTGGATTGCTAACACAGACCCAGAGACTAACAGGATATGCGGTGAGATGTTCACTATTGCTACTCCTACAGGTCGAGCACGACACAAGACGATCGTTAATGTTCCTAGTCCCAACGCTGCTTGGGGTAAGGAAATGCGTGGCCTCTTTGGTTGTAGACCGGGTTATAAGGTAGTAGGCTCAGACTCCTCTGGTAATCAGTTTAGGGCTCTTTGTCACTACATCAAGAACGACGAATTCACCAATGAAGTTATAAACGGTGATGTTCACCAGAAGAATGCTGATGTTTTAGGTTGTGACAGACCTACAGCAAAGCCGTGGATTGGTAATAGGTCTACGTTAAATTATGTGAACTCAGGGAACATCTCGTAAGAGACAATCCTGAGCCAAGCCAAGTAAGGAGTTTGTATGGGTTACCAAGAGAAAGTATGTACTGAATGTGAGGGGTCTTTTAAACCTTATGTTCACAACCAAAACAAGTGTGACGGTTGTCTTGATGTGATCCGAACTAAACCCTGTAAACTATGCAGTGAAACCTTCAACCCTACCACAATACGAGAGGACTATTGCTCGACAGGCTGCAGAAATGCACAGAATATGATAGGGAGGAAGAGAGCAGGTTACTACACACGAGAGGTGTACTTACAGTATCGATCTGTGAGTGAATGCCAGATCTGTGGAAGTGAAGGCTTCGCCATGCAAGGCGGAGATGAATCTTCTAAGCTATGTTTAGATCCTAAGCATGGTACAGATTTCGTGAGAGGTAAGCTGTGTCACAATTGTAACAGGGCGCTCGGTCTTTTTCAAGACAACCCTGAGTTGCTTAAAGTTGCAGCTAAATACTTGGAAGGTGCAGAGACTATCCTGAAAGGGAGTACACTCAAGTGAGTGGAAGCGCATAACGCCGCAAGGTGATGATATAGTCCGGTCTGCATGGTGACATGCAGCAGTTCATAAGAGAACGGGAGCAGCCTAACGCACTGCTTCGAACATCCCGCTATGCCTTTCTCTTCGGAGCAGGGTTAGAAAAATTAGGGCTCATCCTTACGGGGAAGAGAGACAAAAAGGCTGGTGGCGAGTCTAAGAAGAAGTTCGTAAACTCAATTCCGGGTTTCAAGCTTCTTATTGACAAGCTGAATACTATCGTACACGGCTCTGAAGCAAGAGACTCACGCGCTAGCATCCCTGCCCTTGATGGTCGCAGGATCTATCTTGACTCTGGTCACAAAGCACTTAACTATCTCCTGCAGTCTGCGGAAGGTATTACGTGTAAAGCTGCTGTTGCATACACGATGGATAAGTTTAAAGAAGAGGGCATTGATGCCGAACCTTTGATCTTCTATCACGATGAACAACAGTGGGAAGTAAGAGAAGACCAAACAGCTAGAGCTGCTGAAATCTGTGAAGAAGCATTCCGCGAGGCCCCTAAGTGGTTCGGCGTGACATGTATGGATGGGGAAGCAATGGTTGGCGATAACTGGTATGAAACACACTAAATCTGATATAAAGGAAAATACTATGAGTAATAATACTACAGTTACATTAAAAGATGCACCTAAATCTTTTTGGGACAGCTTAGGAAAAAAGGAGAAAATGAATGGCTGAAATAAACGAGCAGAGAACTAAGAAGAGAGCCAAGGAGACAGGCGAAGTATTTACCCCTCCTTGTGAAATTGCACGTATGCTCTCTACTTTAGATTCTTCTGTATGGAAAGAGAATAAGACCTTTTGTGATCCCGCAGCAGGAGACGGCAACATCGTTGTCAGCATCCTTGCTTGGAAGATTGCAGAAGGTCACGATCCTACAGAGGCACTGAGGTCAGTGTATGCAGTGGAGTTAATGAAGGATAACTGGACTACAATGAGGAGGAGATTGATACGACTGGCGGGGGATGATGCTCTGCACCGAAGTATTATAATGAACAATATTGTATGGGCGAACACCCTTGAATACGATATGCTCTTTGATAAGGATAATGATAACCGGAAAGAAACCGCTCGACTAGAAAACTAAACTAATATAAAGGAAAATACTATGAACACTACTGAAAGAGAAGCAATGATAGCACAAGCAATGGGTGATTTTAGCAGTAGATCGATGCTGTTCTGCCTAGATAATACTCTCTTCCTAAAGTGGGAAGCTTCTGTAACTTCTATAACTGAGTGGAAAGACAACGGACACGGCGATAATCGCTACACGAAGTATGTGTATGATTACAATGACTCTGCTTTCTACGAGTTGGAAGTATTGATTGAAGACGGAAAGATAGAGTACCAAGGCATGGGTACACAAACCCCTTACTCTAAGAAGGGCTAACTTATGACCCTACTAGCACCTGCGATAATGTGTCTAGCCCTTAATATCTACTTTGAAGCGAGAGACCAATCCTACGAAGGACAGGTAGCCGTTACAGAGGTGGTATTCAATAGAGTTGCCGATGGTCGGTGGCCTAACGAACCTTGTGCTGTAATAACACAAGAAGGGCAATTCAGCTGGTATACCCAAGGCCAAACCACCTTTGACATAAAGGAGAAGAAAGCTTGGAAATCAGCTGTCAACCTTGCTCACGAGCTGTACGTAGATGGTCACCCAGTGTCTCTTACAGATGGTGCGGTATTCTATCACGTTAAGCGAGAAGAGCATCACCACGATGATGTAATCCAAATAGGAGATCACGTATTTCTAAAGACCTTACGAAGACGATGAAAGACACGGTGTCAATCGAGATGGTGTGGATGAAGGTAGATGGTGTTGCCTTCCGAAGCATTAACGAGCGACCTTATTATGCCCAAGGGATGTACTGCCTGAAGAATCAGGTGGCTCGTCTTGAAGGCTACAAATTCTTAACGGAGTGGACTATAACAGACTTAAGTACTAAGAAGGTGTTGGCTTCTAGCAAACCTATCTCACCAGAGACGCAGGCGCTAGAGTTATATGAGGTACACAAGAGTTACGCTAAAGTAGCTCGAATATTAGGGGTTCACCCAACCACAGCTAGAACGTGGTGCAACAAATAAGGAATACTATGAAGATATTAATTGATGGCGACATACTAGCATTTGCAGCAGCTTCGGTACATCCCGATGACAAGCGTATGGCAGTAGCGAAAGTGAGATCGCTGGTAAAGACAAGCACCGATGCCTGCTTTGCCGCTGAAGATGAAGGCGAAATCTATGTCAAGGGAGATTATAACTTCCGCGATGAGTATAGCTTCTACAAGGCTAACCGAGCGGGGTCTGTTAGACCTGCTACGTTGGAACCTGTAAGAGCAGTATTGGCATCGATGGGCACTCAGTCTCACGGAGGTGAAGCTGATGACTTTATTGTTATCCGTGCTCAAGAGTTATTCGATAAAGGTGAAGACTACGTTATATCTAGCTTGGATAAAGACCTCAAGCAGATGCACGGAAAGTTTCATAACTATCGTACAGGTGATTTCATAGATGTCACAGAGGAGCAAGGTTTGTTCTGGTTACATCAACAGTGCATCACTGGTGACTCTACTGACGGTATTCCCGGTATTCGAGGGATAGGCCCGAAGAAGTCTGAGAAGTTTTTACAGTTACACAAAGTAGAAGACCGACCGCCTGCTATTCTTGAACTCTATTATGAGCACTTCGGATCCAGAGACCAAGCCTTCGAATCATTAGAAGCTTGCTGGAACTGTGTGTATATGAGAAAGAGAATGGAAGACGTTAAAATCCTACCATTACCAAAGGAGTTTTCACTATGAGTTATGTAAACAATAAAGAAGTAATAGAACTAGGCGTGTTTAGCTATGACCACTACCAGACCGCTTATGACGCAGCGGTGAGCGGGGCTATATACAACTTTGATTTGGGAGATGGTAAAGCTGATACCCATAGAAGTCTTATTGCAGCTGCGCTAGTAGGTGGTGAATGTTTGTGTCATGAGGCACCTTTAGTACCTTGTGCTAGGTTCTCGGGCGGTGAGTGGCTGAAGATTAACCCCGTAGACTTACATGATCGGAAATATAAGATCATGGATGATGTACTTGCCGAGTTTGGCCTGATGCGAGTAGGCTAGTGGCTATTGCCAAGAAGAAGGGTGCTGCGAAGCCTAAAGCTAAAACAAAACCTAGAGTTAAGACACCTAAATTTATACCAATAAAGGAAAAGATGAAGAAGGATATGGGACACTGGAGCTATACAGGAGCTGATATAGAGCTGTCTGCTAACTTCGGGTTTGTGTATCTAGTAATCAACAAGACGAAAAACAAGTACTACATCGGTAAGAAGCAGTTCTGGGCTTATAAGAAGAACAGCTATGTAAGGAAGGGCAAATCACTATGGAGAGCTTACGGTACATCCTCTGAACACGTTTGTGAGGACAGACGACAAGGAGATGTTATGGAGTTCCATATGCTAGGTGTGTTTGAAACTAGAGCTTGGTGTAACTACACTGAAGCTTGGTTACAGATGGCGCTATGCTCTATCACAGACAGAGATAGTATAGGCGAGCGCAGATGGTATAACAACCAAGTAGCAGCTATTAGATTCATACCTAAGCTAGATCCAAAACAGCACGATACGATGGAGACCACGCTCAAGAGAGCAACTAAACTAATTAAACTAGAGAGGAAAGAAGATGTCAAAAATATCTAATAGAGTCGGAGCATCGGCAGGCGCAGTGGTAATGACAAATGTATTGTACTCCATATGGATTATGATAGACGTTGTAACAGGTAGAGAGTTAGACCTATCGGATGCTATGTCGTTAGGAGGAACCCTGATGTTCGCCTTTATACTAGTAGCTAACAGCGTTGTAAAAGGTTTAGCAGATGAAGAAGACTGAGAAGAGCCAGTTCCTAGGTCACGGATCTTGTGACAAGTGTGGTTCTACAGATGCAGTGGGGATCTACGAGGTAGGCCCCGCTACCTGCTTCAACTGTGGAGCGGTGCATCCGAACCCAATAGAAGCTAAGAAGAAGGAAGGCAACAATATGGCAACAGAAGTATTAGACTTTACCAAGATGGATGACAAGCCACCTAGAATACCCTTATCGGAAATAGCCGACTATTCTGTAAGAGGTTTCAAGGATCGAGGAATCCCCAAGGTAATAACAGAGTTCTTCGGTGTTAAAGCCGGAGTCAATTCACAAAACGAGGTGATAGAGCATTACTACCCTTATGGCATTAGGGAAGTTGTAGGTTACAAGGTAAGAGAGTTGCCTAAGAAGTTCAGTGTCATCGGTAAGCTCGAAGGCCTGTTCGGTCAGAAAGAGTTCAACGGTGGTAAACGATTAGTCATTACGGAAGGCGAGATGGATGCTATGGCAGTTGCCTATGCTACTCACCAGAAGTATAACACTATCTACCCTGTAGTATCCTTGCCTAGCGCAAGTGGTATGAAGGCACTCTTGGAGCAACGTGATTGGGTTCGATCCTTTGACGAAGTTGTCCTGTTAATGGATAATGACGAAGCGGGTCAGAAAGCACTCAAGGAAGCTTGTAAGATAGTAGGTGTTGATAAGGCTAAGATCGGTAGGCTGAGAACTAAGGATGCTAACCAAGAGCTTCAGGAACACGGCTACACAGCTATCATGAAGGCTATTTGGGATGCTCAACCTTACGCACCAGCTGGCATAGTTCAAGGAGATGCATTATGGGATCAATTCGTAGAGCGTGAGCTTATCGAGAGTGTTCCGTATCCACCTTGTCTAGCTGGTCTTAACCACCGCATTCGTGGTGTTAGGATGGGTGAGGTAGATCTGTATACCTCTGGCACTGGTTCCGGTAAGTCAACCCTGATCAAGGAAATCATCTTACATCTCCACCAGACTACTGAAGACAAGATCTCTATGATCTCTCTTGAGGAAGGCCCCGGTGAGACTGTAGAGAAGTTCTTGAGTATGGAGCTAGGTACTGATCTTCAAGATGACAACGAGGTGTCTGAGGAAGACAAGAAGGCTGCTTTCGATCGGGTGTTTGCTGATGGAAGGATATCTATGCTTGACCACCAAGGTTCAGTATCAGATGGTAGCTTGATGGAGAAGATAGAGACTATGTGCCTTATGGGTAGTAAGTATCTTATCCTCGATCACTTAACCATTGCGGTATCCGAGGCTGAAGGTAATGCTAACGAGGCTGTCGATAAGGTCATGAGTGACTTATTGAAGATGGCAAAGAAGTATAACGTTTGGTTCGGTGTTATCTCTCACTTGCGTAAAGTAGGTGCGGGTCAAGGCAAGACATTTGAGGAGGGGAAGTTACCCTCTATGGATGACATCAAGGGTTCTGGTAGCATCAAGCAGATTGCTTTCCAGATTATCGGTTTCGCAAGAGACCTCACTAGCGAGAACTTAACCGTGAAGAACACCATCAAGATCAGAGTCCTGAAGAGCCGTATAAACGGTAACACAGGTAATGCTGGCGGTGCTTTTTATAACTCAGAAACTGGTCGTCTCTCGTATGTTGAGAGCGTGGCTGAAACTGTATTTGTTGAGGAAGACCTATGAAAAACTTGATCACTCTAAAGACCGAAATGAATAACGCAACTGAGGCTCTTGAGTCTTTTATTACTATCTGGAAAGGTGCGACCAACGAGGAGCTGGATGCGGGTGATTACCGAGCCCACCTTCGCTTGTTCTCTCGGGATTATACTCGGAAGTTTCTTGCCTACGAAGAGGGTCTAAGGAACCTCTACGCTACGGAGAAGGCAGAGGAGGATCTGATTCGTACAAGGATACAAGAGAATATTGATATGGCTAAGAAAGAGATAGTGGAAGCAAAGAGCGACCTCGCGAATGCTAAGGCTGCTTATATTGATGCCAAGCGTGGTCTCGATTGGGCTCAGTGGCATTTGAAATCGCAGGAAGAAAGTTTAGAAGACCACGATAAATAGATAAAGGAATATATAGTATGGCTAATAAAGATTTAGTAAAAGATGTAGCAGCACTTCACCGTACACTAGTGATCCTTACTGGTGTTCTATCTAGCGAACCGGACTTTATGTCTGAGCACGCTTACTACGAGTTTCTACTAGACACCTATAAGCACAATGTAGGTAAGCCGTTTCCTGTTGGAGACTTCCCAACCTACGTATCTGCGGATATGACCTACAGCCTTCTGATTGAACTCCTAGACAACTGGGAAGCTTCGTTAGATTGGCCTGCGGTTATGGTAGCAGCGCCTGTAACTTATGCAGCTATGACTATGATGGCTGATGAAATCGGAACAGCAGCAGAAGCTTTGATGCAGTATAGTAATGCAGTACCTACTAAACCTAAAGCAACTAAGAAAGGAAGAACTACTTTGATACCAAACGCTAAAGCAGAGAAGTTAGTAAGCGATTTCCTTAATGGGGATTACATATCTTCGTTATTCATTACTCACCCTGCCTCCGTTAAGTCTCAGAGAGGGTCGCAGACTATTGATACGTATGGCGAGTACTGCCTGTCACGTAACAAGTCTACAGCGTTCGTTGATGATGAAGGTAAATCAACAGTGTTCTTGGATAGAGCAGAAGCGTTACAGATCTGGTTTGCTACACAGATAACCCACTATGCTTCCTTCTTGCGAGGAGACACTGCTGGTCGGTCTAGGGAAGATGCAGAGGAAGCTGAGTTCATCGGCAACCTTCTTGCTGGCGTCCACACTGGCAAGTCTGGCTCTACTGAGAAAGACTGGTCTATTGGTGCTTCTGTTAATGTTACCTTCACAGGTGTTAACTTGCCGGGTGTTGCTCTTAGAGTAGAACCTGTGCAGTTCACGCAGATGGAGATTCAAGGAATGGCAGCACAGGTGAAGGAGCTAAACAAGATTGCCAAGCAAGCTGAAGGTCTCGGGGCTACTCCTGATTCCGTGGCTCACTCGGAGGGCATCATTGTTAAGATTCCTACACACTTTAATAAGTTCGAGAAGGTAGTAACTTTCAGTACTTACAATCTAAGTCTAGTAAATATCGATAGACCAGCTGAAGACCTCGTAAAGCAGATAACGACAGCACTTAGCAAGCCTGCTTCAGAGAGGCCACCTTTGATCTCTTGTCTCTTCCACGGTGTTCCCGGTTCTGGTAAGTCGCAGTTCGCGAACTACCTCGGTGAGCAGCTTGGCTTACGAGTAATTAAGAAGACTTACGCTGATATACAGAGCATGTATGTTGGTGAAGGCGAGAAGAACCTCTCTGAAGCGTTTGCGGAAGCGACACAAGAGGGTGCTATTCTCCTGATTGATGAGTTGGATTCGATTGCAGGTAACCGTCAGAACGCTGATAAGAACTATCAGAAGACTATGGTGAACCAGCTGCTTACTGAGCTTGACGGCTTCAAAGGTATCTTTATTGCTACCTCTAACTTCCAAGAAAGTCTCGACCCAGCAGTACTACGCCGCCTCTTCCTTAAGCTTGAGTTTAAGTTTATGAATGAGCAGCAGGTGCAGGATTGTTTCGAGTTGTACTTTCCGAAGTTGAAGAAGTCTAAGATTGGTTTCATTGATTACCTGACACCGGGTGACTTCCACGCTATCCGTGAGGCTAGCATGTTTGATGTTAAGAAGCCTACGGTTAAGCGAATAAGAGAGTTGCTTAATGCAGAGGTGTCTTTGAAGAAGAAGACACTAGGCGCGGTGATGAAGGCCGAAAGGAAAACAGGATATGATCTGTAAAGAAGACCTCTTCATGATGGACATTGCTGTACGAGTGTCTGAGGAGTCCAGAGACGAGAAAGTAAGTGTCGGTTGTGTCATCGCTAAAGATAGGAATATTCTTGCGTATGGCTACAACGGCACCCCCTCCGGATACCCGAACGAGATGAGAGATGTACACGGTGCAACCCTGTCCTGCGTAATACACGCAGAGCAGAACGCCCTTGCGAAGCTAGCCAAGTCTACCCAATCGGGAGAAGGTGCTTCTGTGTACACTACTCTCTTTCCCTGTATGAACTGTGCTATGTCATTAGTTCAAGCAGGGGTAACCCACATATACTACCAAGACCACTACAAGAACATGGATGCTCTGGAATTGTTCAGCGCACTAAATATAAACGTAACAAAGTTGGAGAACCACCTTGAGTAACCCCACCTACCGGGCATTCACGCCTTATGAGGAATTCATCTATCTGAGCCGCTATTCTAAGTGGCGAGATGAAGATAACAGAAGAGAAACTTGGCCTGAAACTGTTGATCGTGTAGTTGACGCTTTCCAGAGACAGACAAACAGTAATAAAGACATCCCTTGGGGAAGTATCCGTCACGCCATACTGAACAGGGACGTTATGCCCTCAATGCGCGTTATGATGGCTGCTGGCCCTGCCCTAGATAACAACCACATCGCTGCTTACAACTGTGCTTACACAGACATTACAAGCTACGCCACCTTTGCTGAGTGCCTGTATGTTCTTATGCACGGTACTGGACTTGGTTTCGGAGTTAGTAAGAAAGCTATCGATAAACTAGACGTAGTAGCCCCTTGCAACGGACGTAAGATCAACTATAAGATTGATGATTCCAAAGAAGGCTGGAGAGACAGTGTAGCAGTTGCTTGTGACCTAATCCCTAAAGGGTATAAGGTATACTTCGACTACAGCGCAATCCGACCAGAAGGCGCACGATTGAAGACATTCGGTGGCAGAGCTAGTGGCCCAGAGCCTCTTAAACAGCTTCACCAACATCTGATATCCGTGTTCAGTGATGCTCGTGGTAGATCTTTGTCTACTAAAGAAGCACACTCGATTGTATGTAAGATAGCAGAAGTAGTAGTAGTTGGTGGCGTAAGACGGTCTGCCCTGATTAGCTTGTCTGACCTCGATGATCGAGAGATGGCACTTGCTAAGTCAGGCGACTGGTGGATTCAGAACGGTGAATTCGGTCTCGCTAACAACAGTGCATTATATCACAGCAAACCATCACAACAGGAGTTCGCAACTGAATGGCAAACCTTAATCGATTCAGGGTCAGGAGAACGAGGAATATTCAATCTTCAATCCGCGTACAGCAAATGCATCGAAATAGGGAGGAAGCCCTTAATAGCAGGAGTGAACCCGTGTGGGGAAATACTTCTGAGGGATGGTCAGTTCTGCAACCTGTCGGAAGCAGTGATTCGACCGGAAGACACGATAGACACACTAGCAGCGAAGATTAAGATCGCTTCTATTATAGGAACTATCCAGTCTACCTTTGATGTCTTCAATGGCCTCAGTGATAAGTGGACTATTAATACTAAGGAAGAAAGACTCCTCGGTGTCTCTATGACTGGTATTATGGATAACCCATTAACTAACGGTAAAGACGACGGCTTGGATTACAGGCTGGCAATATTGAGAGCACATGCTAGAGATGTTAACATTGAATACGCTGAGATCTTGGGTGTCAACCCTTCTACAGCTATTACAACTGTTAAGCCTTCTGGTACTGTATCTCAGCTGTGTGGTGTCTCTTCTGGTATCCACCCTGCTCACGCTAATTCTTATATTAGACGAGTAAGGAACGATAAGAAAGACCCCTTGACACAATTGATGATTGCTGAAGGTGTTCCCGGTGATACCGATGTTATGAACCCTAAGACACATGTCTTTGAGTTCGGCATTGAGCGACCTGATTCACTAACGCGAGATGACTTTACTGCTATCGAGTTCTTAGAGATCTGGAAATCATATAAAGTACATTGGACAGATCACAATCCAAGTGTTACAGTAAGCGTACACGATAGTGAGTGGCGTGCAGTAGGTGATTGGGTGTTTGAGAACTTCGATATTGTAGGTGGCTTAAGCTTCTTACCTTTCGATGGTGGCACGTACCAACAAACACCTTACGAGACTTCTACCGATCTGCCTGTTGCAGTGAAAGTGGATTACACTAAACTTCCCGAGTACGAGAAGCAAGATAGTACGACCGGAGACCAACAGCTGGCTTGTAGCGCTGGGGTCTGTGAGATATAAATGAGTGATTCCCCTGACCCCTAAAAAGGTTGGGGGATTCTTATGTTAAATAAACCGAGGCGCAATGCCTCTATAAATAAACGCCTACCGCAACGGTGGCTAAAGGAATTAGATTAATGAACAACAATACATTCAACGCAGTAAGCAACGCCGTCCTAGAACTAGCAAAGACTCCAGAGGCTGAAGCTTTTCTGCAAGTCGCTACAGGAACAATAGGAACCCTCGTAGCTAAGACAGCTCTACAAGCAGTAACAAAGACTCCAGTAGGTATGGCAGTTGTCGGTGTAGCCGCAGCAAGCGCTCTCGCAATAGCCGTCTACAAGAGTTCAAAGGCACCAATAGAAGTAGAATAAACCGCAATTCAGGTGCAAAGCCTATCTATTGAATACCAACCTAATCGTTTTAAAACAAAATAAACTTACAGGAATAGACTATATGAACATTACAAACGCTATTACAATCGTAGAACAAATGCTTACTAACAACCTGTCTTTGAAGAAAGGCGCAAGCAATGCAGCATACCTCGTACCAATGCTTTGGTCACTTCCCGGCGAAGGCAAGACAACTGCTATTGAGGACTTAGCAGAGAAGATGGGTGCAGACATCCGAACAGTGATTGTTGCTGGTTATGATCCTGCTGAGTTAGGCGGCTTCCCTGTTATTGATAAAGAGAACGAGCAGTATGTACGCTTTGCTCCTTTCTTTATGAAGAACTTTGCTGAAGACAGGCCTACAATCTTGTTCCTCGATGAGCTCCCACAAGCATGTACTTCAAGTCAGAACATCGTGGCACAGTTGGTCAATGAGCGCCGTATTGGTGAGCACAACTTACCTCCTCAAGTCGTAATTGTTGGTGCAGGAAATCCGATGGCAGCAAGGGCTGGTACGAACCAATCCCCTTCACATCTGAAATCTCGTCTCACACACTTAGACATTGAAACGGATCACGTTGGCTTCCGGAAGTATGCTCTGACTAAAGGCTTCAACCCTGCTATTACCTCTTACATCAATGATCGCCCTGAGTGGCTTCAGAAGTTTGATGCTAATGTTAATGCTTGTCCATCACCACGTTCTTGGGAGCGAGTTAACTCCTTGCTATCCTTGAACCTACCTGATGGAATGAAGCGTGATGCAATACAAGGTCAGCTAGGTGCTGGTGCAGTAACAGACTTCTTTGGTTACCTAGAGATGTTTGAGCATCTGCCATGTGTAGAGACCGACATTTTCCCATCACCGGAGACTGCTGAGATCCCTACACGACCAGACCACCTGTACGCACTATGCAGCAACATTGCTCATAAGGCCACAGATGACACTGCTGAAGCTTTGATCACCTACATCAAGCGTTTCCCTTCTAAAGAGTTCGCCGCATTCTGTGTGCGTGACTCATTGGCTCGGACTCCTACATTGATGAAAGTACCAGTTGTCCAGACTTGGATGGCTACAGAAGGTCGTGACTTACTACTATAAAGGAGAAGTAAAGTATGGATGCACAATTAAAAGTTAGTAGAGCAGTAACCCGTCTTGCTTGTACAAACCCGTTCTTCGGGTCTTGTCTAATGCAGTTGGGAACTATAGAGGATCCTACTTGTTCTACTATGGCTACCGATGGCACAACTGTGTACTGGGGTAGGGCCTTTGTAGATACGCTGACTGAGGAGGAGGTAAGGGCTGTGTTGTGTCACGAGGTGATGCACGTAATCCTTATGCACTGCCAAAAGCAGCCTGCACGATACTCTGATTTTAAACTTACTAACGTAGCTATGGATTACACGATTAATCCTGAGTTGCGGAACAGTGGGCATGTGTTGCCCAAGGGTGTCTTGTTCGATGAGTCTGGAAAGACTGCAGGTTGGACTTGGCAGGCTATCTACTTGTTACTGGAGGAAGTAAAGAAACAGCAGGAGGGTGAAGGTCAGCCCTCTGAGGGTGGAGAAGATGGAGAAGGCCTAGATGGTTTCACAGCTTCAGAAATAGAAGCGATGGCTAATGACATAGCCAATGCTGAAGACCACGTAGGGCCATCTAAGAAGTCGGATTCTGAAACAGAGACCACTAAGCAGAAGATACAGGATATGGTTGTCAAGGCTGTTACTACTGCTGAAGGCTCTAAGACTGACTTGCCTGCGGGTATGGAACGTATCTTAGAGGAGATCAGAGAGCCGAAGCTGCCTTGGAATGAATTCTTCCAGAACAAGGTAAGAGCAAAGTTCCCAGATGATTTCACCTATCGTAAACCTAACAGGAAGTTCTTCGCAGATGATCTCTATCTGCCGACTATGTCAGGTGAGCGAGCAGGGACAATCGTGTTAGCTTTGGACACCTCTGGATCAGTACGTGATGAGGAGTTAGCCGCTTACTGTGGAGAGGTCAACTGTATTATTAATGATCTTAAACCAGAGAAAGTATACCTGATGACGTCTGATTGTAGGGTAGCACAGGTACAGGAATTTGAAGGTGACATGTGGTTTGATGTCGCTGACTTTAAAGCGTTAGGTGGTGGAGGTACTTCTTTCAGACCGGTATTCGAATACTTGGATGAGAAAGAGATAGCTGTAGACCAACTAATTTACTTTACTGATATGGGTGTGTATGCCTCGGATTACCCGACAAAGCACCCTGATTTTCCTGTTATATTTGTATCAACTGAACCAAATCAAACAGCCCCATTTGGGGATGTAGTCTACTTAGAACTATAAGGAATATTATATGAATAGTCTTAACATATCTAGAGATTTAGAAGCACAAAGCTACTTCGCAAGCACTATCCAGCCTCTCTGTGCTCTAATTAATCAGCTGAAGTTCTCTGAAGTCTTTGATAACGAAACGGGGAAGGTATTACCCCATATCGCGAAGGATCTGTCAATCGCTGAGATATCCGCAAGAGAGCATTTAGAGATAGTCTGCTATCGCGAGAAAGTATCTGTAGACGCGGTATTAGAAATCATAGAGCGCAGGTTAGACCGTACTAGGGCTAAGTTTGCTGATATGTTTCCTACTCCCGCAGATGCCCAAGATGACTTTCAGGCCATTGCGTCAGAGCTGTTTGACTACGGAAGCAGATATGGCTACCGGAGGTTTCTGATGCACGATGTAGACTCTGAGCAAGTTGATGAGCTGTTGCTACTCTTACCTAGAGATGGTGCTACTGTGAAGCAAGGCTTGGTAGGGCTTTACGTGAAATCTCTTAAGTCTCTGATCAAAGCGCTTGTAAGCTTCACTGCTATAAAAGAGCTGATGCCTACTTACCGTGAAATAGCGGTAAAGCGGAATGAGACCTTTCGAAAGCTTACTAAATCCAAAGAAGATCTGACGGATGGATTTTTCGGGTCTTGGTCTCTATCAGGTAGGATAAGCATGAGACGCGAACCTACTTCAAAGATAGAGTTGACTGAGCTAAGAAGAAATGGAGCAAGACGTGTCTCTGTCAGCGATGAGTCTCTGGATAATATGGGAGCTAGTAATATTAAGATCGCTGCTGACGCTCTATCTTTCCGGACTAAGAAGACAGTGATTACAGATGTAAGGGAATGTAGCGTTGAGGAAATTGCAGCTGCTGGTAAGAAGATGAAGTTCAAAGGTAACACAAGTGACGTAAGGGTCTACGAGATAACACAAGGCTTCGCTATGGACACTCTTGCATTAGAGACCAATGCTTCTCAAACTCACGGTCTTAACACTCGACTAGAGAAGATGAAGAGGAACACTATTGACCTTAGAGGTTACTTTATTACAGTACAGGAAACACCTACGATGCATTTCCAATCTGTGACGTTATCGATCGGTCGAGGCTTAGGCTCTACCACGAAGCGCATAGTTGGCGAAGTAATGGACACACTGACTCTATCATTCTAAACTAAGGAAATAACTATGTACACTATTACTCACACACATGCACAGATGAGCGCACTTCTTAACCAGAGTGCTAACGCTGAAATCCAGTTAACCAGTAAGATAGCAGACCTGTTATCATCTCGCTCGGCGGCAGTTTCCTTCATCCAGACTACTCAGCTCCAGTCAGTTGTGAACTCTAATCGGCGTTCTATTTATGCGCTGGACTTGCAGCTCACTCAGGCTAGGAAGGAGTTAGATGTGGCGCAGTATAACTATTACTACGCTAGTAAGCAGTTAGCTACCCTAAACAACTAAATCAACTTTTATCAAACTGATCACACTAAAGAACAACCAACTTAATATAAATCAAAGGAATACAAATATGAGTAATGATACTTTACGAGCACAAACAATCGAACTGATGACTGGCTTTATGATGGATAACATCTATGCTGGGCAGAATATCGATACAACTGAACTCCAGAACACTGCTGCACTGTACTACGACTTGGTTCTTGGTGCAAGGGATGCTATTGCTGCCGAGAATGTAATCAAGGAGAAGCAAGCGGTTGACGCGGTCAAGGCCGGTTATGTCGATGCTTCCAATCCTACACAGGTGGACTTGATGGGTGGTGCTCGGGCTGTAGAGAAATCTACGTTCTATAAAGGAGAGTAGTATGGGTTTCCAAGACCAAATGGCTGAACTGAGTAGGCGCATTGTCTCTTTGGAACAGCAGGTGATCTTCTTAAAAGGAGAGATAGCACTGAGAGATCAGAGAGCTATGAGTGAAGAAGGTGTTGAGCTGCTTAAAGCGGTTGAGCAAATGAATCAGGAAAGAAGGGAGCAAAAGTAGTATGAGTGAACACACTTGTCTAGATGTGGATTTCGACGTGACAACAGGGAGCCGCTGTGTTGCCTGTAGAGAACGTTCAGAAGCTCACACAGTATGGTTAGCCACTAGGGAGTTTCCTGTCTTTGACCACAGCCCTGCTGATGTGATCAGGTACATTCACGAAGGGGAGATGGAGATACAAGCGAGGATTATCGACAGTTTCCGTGAGAAGTATTGGGAGCAGAACCGCAGGTGTTATGAACGTGATACTACGATAGCTAAGCTAAAGAAGGACATCCTAGTGTTAGAACAAGCCATCGACTGGTTTGTAAACTCTAGTGAATAAGGCAGAAGATTTTAAGCCTGCTTTACAGTACAGTACAGAAGAACTTATTAAGAGGTTACGTCTGAACATCATACTTCACTCTTGTGTCTATTATCAATTTGATGAAAGCATATGGAGTGATTTCGATTTCGACAGTAAGTGTAAACAGTTGGTCGCGCTATTAGCGGATCAGCCTAATACTTACAGTGACCGCTTCGATAAGTTCTTTGTAGACTGGGATGGAGAGAGTGGCTTTCACTTCCCTCACCGAGATCCTTGGGTGTACAGTAAAGCAGAAGAATTAATCAGACTAAACAAACTATATACAACAGGAGAGAAATAGAATGGGATTATTCTTTGTAATAGGAGCCGTCTTCTTTGGCGCGCTTCTTATACCAGTTTATGTAATTGATCTATACACTAAAGGGGAGAGGTAGGTGGATGACGGTACCTTTTACTGCTTACTTTATATCGCCTTTGTAATAGCTCTGTCAGTATATGAGATATCTAAAGAGGATTAAAACTATGGAAATGAATGAGATGGTAATGTGTTTCGGGTTTGTCTTACTGACCCTCACGAGTGTCATATCAGTACCTTTCGTAGCATCGTATGTACTAACGTTGATTAGCAGGCCACATTACCGCAAGTGTTGTAGGTGTGAAAAGCTTAAGCCGTTAGAGTTAACGCATATGCTGTGTGAGGATTGTATAGATGAATTAGTTAACACAGAGGAATACTAATGAACATAGACATATTAACATCCGTACTTGAGCACGAAGGTTTCAGAGAGAAGCCTTACCAATGTTCAGAAGGTGTTTGGACTATTGGACACGGGTTGACATACTTGACCGAGAGTGAGTCTGAAGAGATTGTAGCTAATCGCTTAGAAGACTTGTACGACAGATTAGAAGAGAAGCACACCTGCTTAGAGAGCTACAAGTACGGCACGAGGGTGAGGATCCTCAATGTCCTTACTGAGATGGCATTCCAAATGGGTTGGACTGGCCTTCATAAGTTCGTTAAGATGTTTGAAGCTATCTCTAACCACGACTTAGGTCTGGCAGCAGTAGAGATGTTAGATAGTAAATGGGCTAAGCAGACTCCCGGTCGAGCTAATGGTCTTGCACGTAAACTAAGAACCGCTTAAATAAGGAATACTAAAATGAACACAACTATAATCACTAAGCAAAACCCTTTCGGTGGAGAGCCTCGAACGATCGAAGTCAACCTATCACCAGAAGCGTATGAGCAAGCAGCAGCAGCGTGGAAAGGAGGTTTGTTAATACAACAAGCATTCCCCACCTTGTCCGCTGATGATCGTGAGTTTATTCTTACCGGACACACCCCTGAAGATTGGGAAGACATGTTCGGAGAGGATGATGAGGAAGACGATTACATTTAGGTAGTACCCGCAGTATCTAAACTAAAAATATATTATTAAGGAAGTAAACTATGTACAATGAATCACAGCAGGTCGGACAACTTCTTACAGACAGCGCTATCATTATGCTGACAGACGGTTTTGAGCAGGACACTATTATGCCAATCGTGGCTAGAATAATGGCTTACAACCTGATGCCTAAAGAGCTTCAGCCTGAGTTCATTACTATGGTTATTAACTCACCGGGTGGCTCTGCGCACTCTTGCTTCCACTTGATCGACATTATGAAGACCTCTAAGATCCCAGTGCATACTGTTGCTATGGGTATTACAGCGTCTTGTGGTGTTCTTACTTTGATGGCAGGAGCGAAAGGTCACAGGTCTGTAACACAGAACACTTCTATCTTGAGTCATACTTGGTCTTGGGGCGCAAGTGGTACTTCATTCGCTCTGGAAGCTGCTAACGTTGAGTTTGAACTTAGCAACCAAAGGATGATGGCTCACTACAGGAAGTGTACTGGTAAGTCAGAGAAGTATATTACTAAACATCTGGTTGGCCCGACTGATAGTTGGTTGACTGGAGAAGAAGCAGTGAAACACGGATTAATTGACTTTGTAACGGAGACTTACTAATATGGAAAATATGATTGAAGGTATTGAGTGCATTGGCGAATTTGATTCTCACACAGAAGGTTGTGTAATCACCTTAACAGATCAGACGATCTACATTTACCAGAACGAGTTCTTCCTGACATGTTGGGAGGAGGCGATTGAAGAACTGAAGATGGTGTTCAGGTTTGAAGATGGCGAACTACTCTCTCTTGACACACTAAGCTACTAAGGAACCTAAATGACTAATGAATACGAAGACCCGAGTTTATCATCGGATGCCCCCAGCATTGACCCTAATGCCACGGAGCCTAAAGCAGTAGAAGGCGCTCACGGAGGCAAACGCCCCGGTGCAGGTCGCCCTAAAGGGAGTAAGAACCAGTTCTCTAAGCACTCGGTAGATCGACTGAAAGAGCTTGAGTTCGACCCAATGGAAGCTATGGTAGATCTCTATCACGAGACAGCAACGATCATTGCCGAGATGGAAGATGTCAACCACCCGAGACGGTATAGCGCACCCGCGTTAGCTGCCTTGATCATTAATAAACAGAAGGTTATCAACGACTTAATGCGATACGGCTACCGACACGTTCCTGAAAAGATCGAGGTAGAGGCTGTTGAGAAGCAACCGTTCCAGATCAACTTTACAGGCGTGACCCCTAAGGCCGCTGTTGTTATTGAGCAGTTGGACACAGTAGATGTTGAGCTCCAGCCTGCTAACTTTGACAGTGATGTTGGAGTAGTAGAAACTGTTGAAGACAACTCTGCCCCTGATGAAGATAAAGAAGACTAATAATTAGGCCGAAAGGCTTTTCCCTATTGATACACTAAACTAACTACGAGAATATAACTATGAAAACTATTAACAAGCAAGTACAATCACAAACATCTTTCAACTTTGACCAGCGCACTATCTCTGATTTCAACTCTTCAGAACTCGCTCAGTTGGCGCATGACTATTTGTCGTTGATCGCTAATGGCAAGGGTGCCAGCTTTGGCGCAATTGCTGCGGGTCTTGGTATTAACTACCGAACTGAAAGTCGTGTCTACAAGCTCCTCTTTGCTGTATTAAGGAAGATGGGTGCAGATGGCAGGCTCGATATGTTCCGGTCTGAAATTGGTAATCGTACTATCTATATGTCTAATGGGAGCTACAACGCTAAGCCTGTTCACTACTCAGCAACTTAAAGGAACCAAACACTATGATCAATGAACACCCCTACTTTAGTGAAGAATACCTCGCAGCAGCAGCTTTAGCAGCTCAGATCAGGATGGATACAGAGGCCTTGACATATGCTAAGAACGCTGCTATCGTGGACAAGAATGCAACCTTGCGCTTTATAGCGTATAACACACACAACGTAGGGAAAGCCGTGTACAACAAAGTATTAGCGGAGTATGAAGCAGCAGAGACTAAGTCTTCTAACGCTTATATGGCAGCTAAGATGACTGCCTTCAATCGATTATTAGGAGAGTAAATGTATTTCATATCAGCACCTTTCGGAAACTATATAAAGACGAAAAGCACTATCAGTGTTACAGGTAGCTGGACTCTTGAGCCTCGTCCGGGATTAGTAAAGCAAGTCGTGAAGACCTTACGCTATACTAAGACTGGATGGAGGAACAAGATTGGCTTACGTAACAAAGGTATTGACTACGCTGTAGCAAGACACAAACGAGGAGATGTGATGAGCCTCGCAGCAGGAGAAGATTGGCTAGGCCTGTATGAGAAGGTAAGCCCTTATGCCAGTGTGGAGATTAATATCAGCTGTCCTAATTTGGATAAGCAGGTAGGTCAACTGGTGGAGGGTTATGATCTCTGGCCTAAGACAGATCGTGAGTGGTGTATAGCTAAGATCTCACCGTTGGCAGATGAGGCCCTCGTTGATCAGTTGGTATACGCAGGCTATACGACTATCCACGCAAGCAACACACTACCTTCTGATAAAGGAGGTCTAAGTGGTAAGCTGCTGGTACCGTATACTATGAGGCTATTAGACTACATTAATAAGAACCATCCCCACGTAGAGGTCATAGCTGGCGGCGGTGTCACTTGTGAGCAGGATGCAGAGGACTATATGAACGCAGGTGCGGATCATGTCAGCCTTGGTACTGTTTGCTTTACCCCTTGGAAGATAAAAGGAATAGTAGGATGATGCACTTAATAGCAGTAGCGGCCTTTAACCTGTTGGTTATCGTCGCAGTAATCGGGGTTGTAATAGGCCCTTTCTATGCACGTAAACTTTACAAGGAGAAACAACTATGATAATGTTGATACTACATGTTGTAGCAATTTGTACTATGCCAGCAGCGTTATTCGTAACGATACCGCTTCACATACTGATAGTGTCTGTCTCTTGAGACTCTTAGTGGCAGTAGTGTTAGTGTTGCTAGTGGGCTGCGCATCACCCTCTCCCTTTGTATTAGGGGAAGAGGTTCAACCACCAACAGGCTGTAGAGAAGGCCGAGAACGAGGAGTAGACTGTTGAGTAATGTAAGTAAGAAGCTACTACAGAAGATCTTGAGGAATGTACATTTCAGGTTTGACTACACCTATGACGATGACCAGTATGGCGGTGAGCACTGGCCCGATGTGGATATGCTAGGCGGTATTCCTACTGGTCGAGATGAGTTCAAGGATGACTGTGATGGTTTCGCCTTGATGTGTCGTGCTAAGTGCAGGGAAGAGGGTATACGTAGTAGGTTGGTATTCTGTAGGACTAGTAACGGAACAGGACATTTGATCTTAGAGGTCGATGGCTATTTGTTAAATAACATACACAAGTGGGTTATGACTGCTGATCAGTTGCCTGACTGGGAGTTCATTAGTATTAGCGGATTCGAAACAGGAGACCCTTGGCATAGAATTGTAATGGATTAAACTATAAGAGATAGGACATGGACGAGCATATAATGAACCAATACAAGGACTAGTTAATGTATACATACAAAGTAGAGATAGTAAGAGTAGTAGACGGAGATACAGTCAGGGTCGATATTGACCTCGGCTTCGATATGTGGATGAGGGATGTATCTGTACGCTTAGAAGGTATAGACACTCCGGAATCCAGAACTAGTGATCCAAAGGAGAAGTATTACGGTCAACTGGCTAAAGAAGCACTGGAGGACATCATGGACAATCGTGAGATCTTCTTGAACGTCTCTGGAACTGGTAAAGATAAGTATGGTCGTATCTTAGGATACTTCTTGTATAAGTCTGACGATGTAAACGCTAATAGCATTAATGCACACTTGGTAGAGATGCACCACGCTGTCTCTTATTACGGACAGAACAAAAACACTATCAGGGCATCTCATATGCTTAACAGACGAAAGCTAGAAGAAGCGGGGTATGAAGGATGTTAGCAGATATCGGGATGTTAGTCTTGGCAGTAGTGGTTTTGCTGGTAAACTTATACGTGGTAAAGGTAGCTATATTTGATGAAGATGAATGAAGAAGATTCGGGATACGAGTTTACAATAACTATAATCGTTTACACTTGTACAGCATTGGGCTTTATTGCAGGGCTGTTAATAGGAGGAACACAATGAGCAAGGATAGAGTAAAGGACATGAATGATCTACGAGTAAGGATCCAGAAGATGAAGAAGTGGTTTAACGATAATAAGGAATTCATCGTTGACATCGCTAAGTCTGTTGTGCGAATCATCAAACAAAAATACAACGAAAGGAAAAACAAGAATGCTAAGTGATTGTAACATTTACCAGATATCTCAGAGTGTTAATAATGACATCGGTGCCATTGTTGAAGCTCGGGTGATCGCTCGATCTTCTTATGAAGCAGCTACTCTCCATCCACGTGGTGGGACAGCTGTGTTAAGAAGGGAACAGTGGAGACGTTATGCTTCTGATGATCAATGGTGTGCTGTTCAAGACGTCTCAGTGAGGCTTGTGGGTATCGCTTGTTCTAGTGCTAAAGCTGGTAAGGTTATTATGATTGCTAAGGGTAGAGGAGTATGACAGAAGAAGAGAAGGCTAAAGCCAGAGACGAGAAGAATATGGACATCGTGATCAGGTTTGCCAATGATATGCACAGTGTCTCTTTTGATGAGCTCTATATGGCAGACAGAGAGGCCAACTATGAGTTACGCAATCAGAAGGTCAGGCACAGTTATTTCTGCGCTATGAAGGCAGTAGGTAATACTACTCAGGAGATAGTAGATAGCTGTGAGATAGACTTGCTCAAGGCTGAAGGAGTCAAGGGAGCAGTGACCACTATGCTAAAGGTTAAACATCAATACACACAAGAGGAAGTATAATGAGCTGGGACTTAGTATTAGATTTTGCAGAAGATGAAAGTA